GTTTTTCACGGGAGCAGTCGAGAAGCCGCCGAGCATCACTTCTTCTTCGAAGGCACGGTCCGAGGACTCTTCTTCAAAGATTTCCGAATGCTCGTTCTCATAGCGGTCGTATTCCAAGCCGAAGAGAGCATTAAGGCCGGGCTCAAGCTCTTTCGCCAGTTGGGCTCTAGAAATAGCCATTTATCAGCCCTCCTTAAATGCCGGTGGAATCAGCAGTGGTTTGAGAATCAAACCTCCGTGACCCAGCGTTAAAGTGAGCGTTCAGGCGCACGATCAACGGAATACCTGCCGCCGCAAAATCACTGTTGGCTTCATCATCCATGATGCCGACAATACGAAGCGGAAGGGTAGCCGTCGTAGCAATCGAAGCAACGCTGAGCGCACCATTAGCCCGTCCGGTTGAAGTTGAACCGGTTCGAGCCGAGGTTCCAAGAGAGGCGTTCGCAAAAACCGCGGCCAAAGCCGTAGCACGGTCTGTGAGAGTCGCGTCACTTGCAACCTTAAACAACTGGTTTGGGTTGTCGGCAACGAGAGCCTTGACAGGTACAGTCGTGTCAACGCTAACAGAGCCGGAACCGGGCCAGTAGTTAAGGAAGGTAGTTTTCTTCGTCACCGAGTCTACGTACTCAACACCCATCAGAACGCCAAGCGCCTGAGTAGTACCACCACTGGTGGCACCAGCTTGGTCAATCACGCCAGCAGCGAGAGGGACACAAATGGAGCCATTAAAAATGGCGTTGGTGTTATTTGACGCAATTTCATAGGTCGTAAGACCTGTAGAGTTTGCGCCGGAGCCGACTAGACCGATAGGGCGAAGACCGTAGGCAGTTTCCTGATTTGCCATTTTAGGTTTCTCCTAAAGGAGGTGGTCAATCTTTCTTTGAGCCACCAAAGGTTACACGAGATTGACGATCAGGTTGGTTGATCGTCATCGTTGAATGTGCATTCTCGCGCATCATATCGTGGTCAACCGCTTGCATCTGGTCTGAGTTCCTTTGACGGAAATAGGCAGTCCGTTCTGCAACGGTTTCTTCCGGTATACGAGCAAGAAGCAATCCTCCAACGCCAAAAACGCCTTCGTATTTACCCGAGTCAATAGTCGGTGCTTCAAAATCGGGATAATCGTCCTGTCGAACAAGTTCCCAACCTTCGCGAAGTTTCGCGCTGATGTTCTTGCGGTCGTCAAAACCACGAGTTTCAGCCCTAATCCAACGATGCTTGAAGCCATCCGGTGCGGGTGGCGCGTCTAACATTGAGGGTGGAGCCCACGGCTTACGCCTAGCCTGAGAACTCCGGTCTTTGTTTGCGCGGGAAGTGCGGTTAACCGAAGTACCTTTTTCAATCTGTTCTTCGCTCATGTCCTTACTCCTTCACGTATTTCGCGTATTCTTCTAGCGGCACACCCAATTTTTTAGCCATTGTGACTTGGGTAGGGGTGAGAGTTACCCTTCTCTTGCTGCGCCCAGACGCGGATCTGTTAACAGAAGCAACCGTCTGAGCGGGTCGTTTACTTCTGGCTCCGTTATTAAACTTATGGGGAAAAGCTTCCGCCATGCGTTTGTCAAGCTCACTATAGTAATCATCGCCCGCGGGGTCAAACCCTTCATCTTCGATGAGTTGCTTGTGTATTCCGAAAGCGGCGTACGTCATCGTTTCATCAGAGCCAAACCATTCGCGGTCCGCGGCCCACGCTTCTGCTTTAGGGTCAGGCCGACGCTGGGCCTGCTGCGGTTGAGCCTGCTGCGGTTGAGCTTGCTGAGCCTCCATCGCGGCTCTTTGAGATTCTGCGTTGCGTTGCGCCTGTGCCGCCCGGTCCGCTTGAATTGCCAGCCCTGTTATTTTGCGCTGAGACTCTACGATCTGGGCGCTGTCTCCAATCTCAATGGCATTCTTCAGATCGTTTTCTGCGGACTGAAGCTCACTTTGAACGCGACCACTGAACTCGTTTACATAACCGCTGTCTAGAGCATCTACACGCTGTTTCAGAGTCTGCGCTTCCGTCTGAACTTGCGTTGCGTAGCGGATCGCTTCCTCGCGATCACGCTCCGCTTGACGCATTTTCTTCGTAAGCTGGTTAATTCTCTTTTGGGTAGCGTTCTCGGCCTTGTCGAACTGGTCCGCAGATTCCTCGACGGACACTTCAGGTTCGGCGGTCTCTTCGACCTCTACCGTAAGTTCTTCGTTTTCGGTCTCTTCGACCACGTCAAGTTGTTCGTCTGCCATAACGGCCTCCTACATATGTAAAACGTCTTCGGGATCAGAAATCGTGGCTAAGACCTCGTCATCGTTTAAGATGCGAACCTCTCCGCCGTCGATCTTGAACCGAGAACCAGCGTATCGGGCAAACATCACCCAATCTTTTTCCGCGCACCACGGACCGTCGAACTTATCCGGATCTTGGTAGGCCAAGGGCCCTACATTTAGAACATATCCAACTTGAGTGGCTATCTGGTTCTCTTCTACAACCTGATCCGGAAGCAATATCCCGCCCTCTGTTTTACCTTTTCCCCTGTAAGGAAGAACGATGAGACGCCACCCTGTTGGGGTTGGAATGCGGTCTAAGAGAGACTGAGAAATAAGTTCGGGGTCTAGTACACGGTCTTCAGGTTTTACATATGCCGCGGCTATCTTCGCGGCCTCCTCGCCAACCGATTTAAGGTCAGCGACTGCTGGGCTAGTCATCATTTCGCTCCTGTTTTTCTAGCAGGCTCTTGAGTTCCTGTTCAATAAACTCAAGGGCACTTAATTCGCCCATGAGTTCGCGGTAATGCTCCATGTTTTTCACGCTGTTAAACTGCAACGCGTCCAAGACAACAGAGCGTCTTTCTTTTATCAAACGAAAGGTTGCCTCCGCAAGATAAATCTCATTCATTCTTATAATTATCCGTTTTTAGAGGAGACGCGAGCGTGAGCCTTGCTCATCGCCCGGTTACCAAACCAAAAGGCTATAATCGCGCTAAATATGGCTTGAGTCTCTTCGTCCCAGATTGCCAACATTCCGGCGCTTAAGTCCATGCCTTCCGTAGTTACCATCGTGTACAGCGTGACACCCTTGATCGTCGCGAAAAGCGTAAAGAAGGCGTAAGTAAGGACAGGGCGCACAGACCCCCGAAGAGCGTTGACAAACCCTCCCGCATCAATAGCTCTATCATGCGCGTAAAGTCCTTTCGTCTCTTCTATCTCCGCCTGAGCATCTAGCTCTTTGACCTTGAGTTCCGAAAGCTGAGACGCGTACGTAGCTTTCGCCTCCAGCATCGCTATCTCTTGCTTGTTTGCCTGCTGCTGCTTGAAGTAGCCTAAGACCTCAGGAACGATAGACGTTCCAAAACCTAGCAGTGTTCCAAGTAAGCTTATCATTCTCGTCTCCAAAAGATGCGAGGTTATACGACATATTAACCAATAAGGCTAGTCTTCTAAAGAAGGAACAAAATGTATCTTTCCAGCCCCTTGATCGACGTAGGCCGTTCGAACATTCATGTCTTTTTGTAACTGGCTTTTTTTTCGGTGTATCCGGTCGGGCTTTTTTCGACCCGGATTTACTCTCTTGGCTTCTTTTTTTGCGTCAAAAAGAAAAGCCTTACCGTTGTCGTCTAGGGCAACAACATCTACCGGGGAATGCGGCGAGACAGGTGTGAAGACGTGAAAACCGTTCTCTACAAGAAACTGCATGAGGTATAGCTCACAAGACGTTCCGTCTATGTGGCTGTTTCGCCATCCTTTCTTCAAAGGAGGCTTCAAGGGTTATTTCTTTTTAGACATGAACGCTGCCGCGCCAAAATATGCGCTAACAACCCCCGCCATTCCTATGTAGAAAAGACTAAAAAGGTCCGCCAAGGCTTTTATCCTTGAGTCTGGAAAGATGGGGAGAAAAACAAGCGCGGTAAAAACAAGCATGGAGATGAGAGCGATCCATGCCATTTGCCGTTGCGAGTCCTGCTTATCTATTTTGCTCGCCGCGGTTGCCGACGCAACCTCCTGCTCCGACAAGACTCCATCGCCGTCCGTGTCGATCTTGCGCTTGGCGGGGGCCATTAGCAGGACAGGTAGCTGCCGCCACGTTTAGCGGCACCCATGCCGCGGGCCGTGGCTTTTTTCATGGAAGTCGGGACTTTAACGTCCTGACTTTTACCGTACGGAATACGACCCTGACCTTTAATGTCGGCGTACTCTACGGCTTTCAGGGCCGCCCCCGGCTTGTTCGTTACAATCTTTACGGCAGCCATTACTATCTCCTGTTATTACGTTGTTTAACAATTTCACGTTCCATAGCGGAATTTATACGAGCCGCAGTCTGCGACTCTTGGCTCTGAAGCCTTTGGTTAAACTGCTGGTTCCGCATCTCCATGCCTGCCTGATCTAGGTCCAACTTAGCTTTGTCGATAGCCGCGTCGTTTTCTTCAGACTGCGCCCGTATTTTAAGCTCCTGTTCTTTAAGCTGAACAAGCGGATCGGGGCCTTGACCCTCGTTAGAGACTTGCTGGCTAAGCTGCTTGAGCGCCTGCATACCCTGCGCGATGATCTGAGCAGTTAGCGCCTCAACCTGTAGCATCTGCTCCTCTGACAAAGCCTGCCCCTGCTGAGCATTGACCTGTTGCAGGTATTGCACCATGGCCTGCTCAGACGCTTCAATCTTCACATGTTCCATGATGTGCTTTTGAAGAGTGACCGCAATAGTAGGGGCGGACGCGATCATGGGCGTCGAACCAAATACCATGTGCGCCATTATGTGCGCTTGGTGGTCTTGCCCCTCAAAGGCTTTCAACGGCATCATGTCCAACGAGTTAATGTTTTCCTGCGCCGGGTCTATCGGCTTCTGCTCGTCTTCGGGAATGCGTCGAAGAATTTTGTCAGTGTCCTTGACGCCCAAAGCATCGTACATGTCCCGAAGAACCTCGTACATGTTGTGCATCTCGGGGGCGGCTTGAGCAAGCTGAAGCTTGGTTTGAGCCAGCGCGATACGTTGCGCCTGACTAAACACGTTCGGGTCTGAGACCGGAAGAACGTCTACGCGCTCGTCAAAGTCCGCAGCCATGATGTTTACGTCTTCGCCCTCTACCGCATAAGGGTAGCGCTGCGGTAGGTAATCCGACATGACGCGAGCCAGTATCCTGAACTCTTGCCGCATAGCATAGTGCAGCCTCTTATGGACCGCCGACATGACGCGAGAGCCTTGCTCCAGAAGCGCGATTGTCGTTCCAACGGCAGCTTGTTGGTTGCCGTCGCCAACCTTCATGTCTGTAGTGGTGGCAAACCGACGGCCCGCGTCAACGACAAACCCAAGAAGCTGAAACAAAGTTGTGTCCGGACCCTTAAAGGGCAGCGGCATGAGGCTGTCAGAAAGTCGGCCACCGGGCGCATCAACGTCACGAAACTCACCGGGCTGGAGCGGGTCGTCATCGTCCCTGATCCTCATACCGCGGGCCTTGAACCCGGCGGGAAGATTAGAGAGAGTACCAGCATCGATAAGCTGGCGGAGCGCCGCAGTGGCCGTTCTTGACAGGCCGCCTATGGTATGAATTAAACCAAGGCCATAGAACCCAAATCCGGGAAGGAACTTATAGTGGACGAAGTACTGTATTTTTTGACGGAGTTCGTCTTCCTCACGGTAATTGCGTCGGACGGAGAGGATCTGTCCGTTGTCTACGGAGATCGTGACGACATAGGGAACTTTAATTCCCGTGGCATCGCCGTCTTCGTCCAGATCCTCGTAGCCTTCTAGGTCAAGATCAACGTGGCACTCTAACAAAGTGCAGTCGTAATCGTTGTTCGAGG